GTCAACTTTTATGAAGGTGATATATTTGCGTGTCCACAAAGGAAATATAACGTCGTGTGTTATAACTTTGCGTTGCACTATATATTCGAATCACCCAAGTTATTCGAGACGTCTTTATTAGCAATTAAGAATAGACTTAAACCCGGGGGTCAATTCATAGGAATCATACCGAATTCCGATAAGATTATCATGAATACGCCCGTAAAAGACGAGTTAGGGAACTACTTTCTAATGAAACATACGAGTTCGGGGAACTTTGGGGAAAAGTTATACGTCCATTTAGCCGATACGCCGTATTATGCCGACGGACCAAAAGTCGAACCTATAGCGCATAAAGATATGTTATTCACGCGAATGGAAAATTTGGGGTTTACTTTAACACTGTGGGAAGATCTTAAAGGGAACCCGGTTTCGGATTTGTATAGTAAATTTAGGTTTGTGTATAAGAAATGATTAGTTATTATTATTATTATTATTGATATTAGTACGTCTACTCTGAGCGGCGTTACCCGCCTTTTTTCTTATCGTTTTTGGTGTGTTTGGTGTTTTTGGTGTTTTTGGTGTTTTTGGTGTGTTTGGCGTTTTAACTGTACTTTTAATTCGATTTGTTACTTTTTCTATATTTTCCTTGTTACGTTTTAAATTTCTTTTCTCTTTTATATTACGTACTAATTTACGTAAAGGATTTTTAGTTTTACTAGGAGGTTTTGGTTTTGTTACAGGTTCAACGTTAGAAATTTTTTTTGCTATTAGATTTTTAATATTTTTCGGTAAAAAAGGTAAATTTTTTCGTTTAGTAATGGCTTTACCCGATAATTGGTTTTTATAATAATTGCTATAATTATATTCTTTTTCATACAAGACATTAGGATCGAATGATTTATAATGATGGAAAACGGTAATGTTTTTATTTTTTAGGATATAAGGTATTGTAAGGTTTGGGTTTCGATTCGCGACAATACTTATATTTTTAAGTTTAATAATCTCTTTTGGTAACGTTTTTAATTTATTTTTATCCAAATTAAGTTTCTTAAGATTTTCACAAAGACCGATTTGTGGTGGTAAAGATTCTAACTCATTTTTACTTAAATCAAGTTTTTCAAGTTTTGTAAGTTTACCAATCGTGGATGGTAACGATTTTAACTTATTATTATTCAAATGAAGTACCCTAAGGTTTTCAAGCTTACCGATTTGTGGTGGTAATGTGGTTAATTTATTAAATCCCAAAGAAAGATACTCTAGTTTTTTAAGGTCACCGATTTGTGGTGGTAATTTGGTTAATCTATAACTTGGTGATATATCAAGTCTTGTAATATTCATGTTCGTAACACCGAGGTTACGAAGTGCCTGGGGAACATTGGAATTGGAGTTACTCATATACCTTTACTTGGTATTTTTATTAGTTTTAATATATTCTTCTGCTTTTTTGGGTTCGTGACATATTACGTCTCCACAATGGTCGCGGTTCTGGTAGACGGAGTTTATGGACGTGAGTAGTTCACTACACGATTTTACCACCCACCGTCCCAGAACGGGTCGTGGTTCGGGTTTCGTTAAAAAATCAATAAATTTACGTATCATTTCTACTTTTTTTTCGCTTTCAATTTTTATGTATGTTTATGGTAAGATGATAGTTGCGTTACTCCTCATTATCATAAACGTGTTACTATTTGTAAATACGAAAGAACCACAGGAAATAACCGAGGTTCGTGAAAAGTATAGAATTATCAGGGAACATCTCATAGAAACCGATAATAAGAAATTTGAAATGTTACAGAATGAAGTACCCATAACGGCACATTACAGTATTGCTAAAGGGGCTATAGGATATAACACGAACAAGGGAACTGAAATAGGTTTGTGTATAGACGGTGATTCGAATGAAATTTTCCACGTTCTTTTACACGAACTCGCACACTCCACTGTAGACGAGTATTCACATAGTAAAGAGTATTGGAAAAATTTTAAAGAATTACGCGAAATGTGTGTAGATTTAGGTATATACGAAGAAATTCCAAAGAAAACTAAGTTTTGTAATAAGTATGTACAGGATAAATAATCTTTGTTACTATTAAATAATAATGTCCGAAAACGGAATAACATATAAAGGTCTTGGTACGTCTGTCTTTCTTTGGACTCTTCTCATGGGTATGAACACTTCCCCATTACTCTTCGATAACTATTGGTTTAACATGACACTCCTACATTTAATCGCACCCATTTTCATTAATAGGTTAATGAAAGGTGGTGCATTTTTCGGGTACGCGTCCCTTGACTTTCAGGGTCTTGTCGTGATATCATTCTTAGCGTACCTTTTTGCTATACTTGTCACGCAAGTTTTCGATAAGAAAATACAAGAACATTATAAGAATTACGGGAAAGATGCGAGAAGTACAGGTATTGTCTATTCACTTCGCGTAACTGGGTTTGTAATTGGTATGATTCTTGCTTATCCTATCTTAACAAGAGATAAAGGATTAGAAGGGTTTTACTCAAATTCTATAAATAATGCATAATTAAGTGTATTTTTTAATAACGTAAAATACAATTGCGGCAGCTACACCAGTTGACGCTAAACCAATCATACTTCGGTTCCCTTGGTCGTTAAGAAACGATGGTACGAAGTTCGCGAGTTTTTCTTGAACTGGCTTACTAATTGCTATCGCAGTACATACTGCGACTACGAGAACTTGAAACTGTTCATCCGTTAAATTAAATGGATTACTGTTACCTTTATTGTTAGTTGACTGAGCTTGCTGTGTTACTTGTTGTGGCGCTTGTGCTTGCATCATTGGTGCTTGCATTTGCATTTGTGTCATGCGAGGATCTTGTGCCATCATTGGTGGTTCGAGTGGTGCTTCTGGTTGTCCCATTATATCGGAAATTGACGTAGAATCCATTATCTGTTTATTTTCACTTAGATTTTTTTCGAGCGAAATATTCGGCATTTCTTGTTGCTGTTGCTGTAGAGAGAGTGTAGTTGGAGGTAAAGAATTTGATTGATTATTAGCAATAAAATTAGTCGATTTGTTATTATTCAAATTAACCATACCGTCCGAATTTTCAGAAAGATTCATAGTATAAACGTCTGTCATATACCATAACATGTGTTTTTCGTTTTTTTACGTTTACGCGATAGCCTGGATTATTTACGTAAAGTATAATGTGGGTACAAACAACCAAATGTTTTTACTATTCTAGGTAAATCGTTTAATTCATCATAATTAGACATGTCGTGATCTATGTATACCGTTTTTGTTTCATGACACACATCGACCAATATACGATACCCGTCGTCTGTGTTATACGTAGGAGTATTTATTTCGTTATACGCTGGATATACCAATGATATATTTTTAGTGGGTAGTATTGGTGTTATTTTTAAAGCTGTACATATTTTTCTAGATAAATCTCGTATTATCATTTCTTCTTAATGACCTTTATTGGAGTCGTTTTTTTAACTGAGTTACGATCACCAATCTTCATGTTACCGTGTCTCGGATTAAACATCTTCTTATGCGTTTGCCAATATTGTGGTGCACCGACCTTAAAGTTTTTACGTAAGGTTGCCTTGTACCAAAAAACACAATCTTCTATTCTATTACTCTTTGATGTATTATCTAAAACTAGACATTCGTAATTCTCTGTACATGAGTCCATAACTTTATTGAACAATTCAAATGTTGGAAATATACCAAAAAAGTTTTTATATAACTTCTCTCGATTTTGAATGATATTCTCACGTAAAATGAAAATGTAATCTATATTCGCCCTGAGTGCCGGTGGTAGATCCATACAGTATTGCATAGTTAACATAAAAAATATCTTCCAGTGACGACCATTCATAAAGCATTGACGGATACACGTATCTTTCATAAATTTTGAATCGTACATACAATCGTCTAATAACAGAAACGCACCACAATTTGGTTTACCTGCACCCACGAGTTTCTTCTGTCTATCCATAACACGTTCTATAGCTTCTCTATCGTAATCACCGTATATGAAAAGATCGGGTATATATTGTTGATAATAATGATTACCTTCCTCTGTAGCAGATAAAACTATTCCTGCTGGTAAATGCTTTTTGTGATACAAAATATCAGTAACGAGTGTAGATTTACCGGTATTACGTTTACCTATAAAAACACATACTTTATCATCGGCCATGCTTTCAGGTTTGAACTTTTTCAATTGAAGATTCATCTATCA